ACATCGACCATGTCATCAAGAACAATAAGCGTCTCAAGTCCGCATTCCACTCAAAGAAGTCAAAGAGGAACACCCATCGCGTAGCCTTAGACGAACTCGACACTTTCACCGAACTCATCGACGAGGCGATCGATGCCATGAATGACACGTGGATCGAAATTGAGAACACACAAGAAAAGTTGTACGAGTTGTATGACTTTTGTAGGGAAGTATCTATTAAAGATTTGAACGGATAGTTTTGTATAATGGAAAAAGTTTTGGATCATGGGTTCGTGGAACTTGTGGAACACATGCCTCAAGAGAATCTCGACAAGGCTATCGTAGATGGTGCGAGAGTATCCTACCAAACGGGTACAAAGACGACACGTGGCGATCGCGGACTCATCCGATACCTTCTTCGACATGCCCATACCAGTCCATTCGAATTAGTGACGTTCAAATTTCGTATAAAGGCGCCTATTTATATTGCACGACAGTGGCTTCGGCACCGAACCGCATCTGTGAATGAGATGTCTGCACGGTATTCCATCGTCGATGAAGAATATTACGAACCAGAGTTTTACAGGGGTCAATCTGAAGTGAATCATCAGGGATCGGAGGGTGTCGTCGAACTCGGTGATGAGATGCTTGAGGTCATTTCTATTCAGCAAAAGAACGCATTCAAGTTGTATCAGAACTTACTCGAGAAGGGTGTATGTAGGGAACAAGCGAGAGGTGTCCTACCTCAAGCGACCTATACGTCCTTCGTATGGAAGATGGATCTCCATAACCTCATGCACTTTTTGAGATTGAGGATGGATCACCACGCCCAAAAAGAGATTCGAGAGTACGCGAACGCCATCTTCAAATTGGTACAACCCCTCGTACCCATCACGATGGAGGCGTTCATGGACTTTAGAGTAAACGCCATACAACTCACTGGTCCTGAAATTGAAGCGATCGCGAATGGGACACCGATCGATTCACCAGGGGAACGGAGGGAGTTCGAGGAGAAAGTTAAGAGCTTAAAAATAAAATATCCAGAATGAGTACCTTACAGTATGACGACAATTATCAAGATGTGCACTATCACTACAACCAAAGCTCTATGCGAGTTAGAAGTGTCTCGCCGCCCCATGACTGCCCGTAAAGCGGGATATATTCACGTGGTTGAACAACCCAAAAAAGAAACGAAGGCACTCAACTATAACGATACAGAATGTGCGAAGATGGAGGCTCAACGTCAGCCTCGACGAGTGGCCAGACTTAAAAAATTAAATATTAATAAAAAGTAAATGTTCGCCATTACACTTAATACAACATACGCATTTACAGACAAGTTCAAGAAGGTAGGTAAGAAGGTACAGAAGCAAAGGAAGGGTGAAGTCGAGAAAATCAAGGATCGTCTTAAGGACATCGCCCGTGAGGAAGGAAATCGTACTAAGGAGATTTTCAAGCAACATCGGGATATCTTCAAGAAGAAGAAGCCTACCAAGTCCACCTCTATCGACCTTTTCGAAAAGTAAACCACAGCGTACACGCCACGAAAATCATAGCCAAAGGTGTATCACCAAACTGCTGAGCCAATAAAGCGCACACCACACTGTATTGCACAACCTGTATGTCCTGTCTTGTTTTAGTGATTGAACGTTTCATGGCTGCCCTCGACCTCTCAAGGCCGACGACAGATGCATTTATTTTTCCGATGGTCGAGGGTATCGCGGTGGTCGTCATGAGTATTTCACTCAAATCTATCGACTCGAGGAATTGTTGTTGAATCATGGGTTCCAGATAGGTGAAATAATTAAAGTCCGGATCCAACTGGAGACATATACCCTCGATGAGAGAGAAGGACTTTGCCAAATACACAAAACTCGTTGGAACCACGAATGGTTTCTCCATCGCCAATTCAGCCGCCAAATCATCATTCATGATGGCCCCACCATCGAGGGTTTCCAGATAACCCAAGATGTTCTCGAAAAAGAGTTCGATGTCGCCAACGTCCGAAGATGTTGGCACGATGACACCTAGACCAATGAGAATGTTCACAATCCCCTTTGTGTCCCTGTTGATGATACAAAAGAAAAGGTCTTTGAAACCTTTTTGAAGTTCCTCACTCAATTTAATGAGAAGACCGAAATCATAAAATACAAGTTTTCCACTCTTGGAAACACCCAGATTTCCGGGGTGTGGATCGGCGTGAAAGAGACCCACGTCCATCGTCTGAATCACATACGAATTCACGAGGGCTTCACACACTTTCTTCTTGTTCACCTTTCGATTCGTAATCTCTGTGATCTTCTCTGCCGGTACATATTCCATCACAATCATCTCATCACTGCAATACTTCTTGTACACCCTCGGAATCTTGATCCAATCCACATCTTTCAACGCTCGCCTGAACATAATCGCATTCTCCACCTCCTGATTGTAGTCAGCCTCACCGAGGAGGTACTCTATGGAATCGTTGAGTACGAAATCTGAGCTATTTCCAGTGTCAACACCTATAGTCTGGAAAAACTGTAAAATCTTTCGTACATTGTCCGTATCGGATTGCATCGTCTCATAGATGCCGGGTCGCTTTAATTTTACAACAACATGTTTACCATTTTTTAGTACAGCTTTATGAACCTGACCAATACTCGCCGACTTGAAAGGAGTCTCTTCAAAACTTTTAAAGATGTCCATGTCCAATTTGTCCTTTACCAAATTGTAATCAAAGGGTGGAACATTGTCTTGAAGAGATTCGAGTTCGCGTGTAAACTCTGGAGGGTACAGGTCTCCTCTCGTCGATGCTATTTGTCCTAATTTTACAAAGGTCGGTCCAAGTTCGAGAAGTTCTCCCTTGGTCCACCTGCCGAGTTCAGCCTTGTCTTCTGTGAAGCGTTCCTTCCATAAAAACTTGGCGGCAAATTTCCAGGTTTTCACCTTTTGGTTAGATGCTAACTTGACAGGTGGCACACGGTTACTGCTCAAACATAGCATATCCTACTAATATCCTAGGATTTTTTCTATAAATAATATAAATGAACTTTCTCAAACCACTTAGTAATCCAATCGAGAAAATTCTGAAAATGCCAATTCTGTTTTCAGTTTTGGTGATGTATCAAGGTGTGTTTTCTCATCACGCGACATATGTACCAGAAAGACTTATGAATCTCTTTGAATATCCACTGTTTCGCTTACTGTCCCTATTCATAATAGCTCTCGTGGTGACTAGCGATGTTGAATACGCTCTCATATCGACTGTGATATTCATAGCTACTATGTACGGAATAAAAACTCCCGAAGAGCGAAAAAAAACTGGTATCGTATAATATATGTGGTGGCTCTTTCTACTTTTGTACTGCTCCTATCTCATATTAGGTCCTCATTGGGAGACGAAAATTTTGAAAGGTGAGAAACTCGCCATCGTGGATAGTAAGGAGGAACTCGGTCGACGTTCGATTTTCATATCCTACGTTGCACTCCTCTTCATCTCATGGTTTTTACTCAGACCTTCCCAATCTTCTTTCACGAGCGCCCTCATCTTGACCATCGCCGCCATGACAGGTTTTCACATAAAGTACGGACCTGAGAAACCCATCCCAACCCATCTCATATTGACCGTCTATCTACTTTACCAGGGGCGCTACTACATGACCCTCCAACTTTGGCTCACGATGGCACTCGTGATGTTTTACACGCTGATGCATGAAAAATTATATATCAGATAAAAGTAGAATGAAGGTTCATATCGTCGGAGCCGGACCCACGGGTATGTCTCTCGCATGGGAATTACTCAGGTTGGGTGAACACGAAGTGACAATCTATGACAGAAAAATGTCGGCAGGTGGTTCTTGGTGGGAACCTGACGAAAAAGTTAGGGATCTCCATGCCCATAGAATTGTATTCGATCGCGCGTTTGTCAACACGAGGTCTCTGTTCAACGAGATGGGTATATCGTGGGACACCATGTTCGAACCCACGAAGGATGGAAGTCATGTCGGGTTTGCACTTAAATCATTGAGTGTGAAGGACTATGGTACACTCATTGCCCTCTTCGCAAAGGTACTCGCGCAACCCAAAAAGTACAAGAGTGTATCTGTGAAGGATGCGATCGGGACTGACCAAAAAGTGATAGAACATCTCCCTCTCATCATGGATGGGGTCACTTGGAATGTCATGTCGGCCTATGAGTTTGTAAAAAATTTGGATCATGTGGGTCTATCCAAACCTTACACGCAGAGGGTTTCTGGTAAATTAATGTGCGACGCGATGGAAGAAGCTGTCATGGAAGCCGGTGGTAACTTTGTATTCAACACGGAACTCGTGAGTATCGCCTATGATGAAGATACGTATATGGCTAAGTTTTCGAACGGAAAAATCATAGATGACGGTATGCTCTTTTTATGTCTCGATAACAGCCCGGCCCTACAATTTTTAGATGAAAATTGGGGACCAGATGCTGACAAGAAAGTGAGGGAGAGTACATACGGCGCCATAAATGTTCTCATCGACTATGAAAATCCAATCAATTTGAAAACAGATCTTGAAATTGCAGCCACTACCAAATGGAAACTCCAACCCAAAGTTCTCTCGGATGGTAAGACGGTTTCATGTGTCATATGTCATCTCACGGATGAGGTTCTCGGGTCAGATCCGGATACCTTAAAGACTGAGGTACTCGAACAACTCAAACTTCCCGAACCTGTGGGTGTACGAATCGGTTGGGGTGCCGAGTGGGTTGAGGGTAAATGGCAGTTTTCTCAATCTTCGGGTGTTCTCAGTCTTCATGGACAACTCCCTTTCTTTGGGAAGTGTTCCAAGGTTGCGATGTGTGGTATGATGTCCCCGAGAAATACACCGTATTCGAGTATCGAGGCTGCGGTGGAAGTCTCGAGGGCGCTGTGTCATCAAGAGTTCGGCACGAGGGAACCACTTCAACCAATTCTTCTCTCACAAGTTGTATCGCTCATCGTGGTACTACTTATAGTTTTAATTCTAGTGTATCGTAATAGAAATCAATGAAGTTCATAGCGAAAGTGTATGAACCCATGTACGATTTCAACAACAAGAAATACATACGCTTCACGATACCCCTAAAGTGCGCAGAGATCATAGAGAGGATGCATGAGAGTAAAGCTCATCTCATAATGAAACAAAATGTCGATAATCCCTTAGATGGCAGGGTTCTCACCGTCAAAGTTCCTTTCCGATATAGGAGAGTGATATGTGAAGTCAATGGACGGCCACTGCAGTCTCTTATAAAGGATGATGAAATCGAAGTTGTGGTGGACTTCAAAGGGGTTTGGAATGTGGGAAATTACTCAGGCTTCTCTTGGGTACTCTCGAGCTCCTCCACCTCCTGAGTGGGATCGTTGGGAAGGTCAATGGTCTTGAGGCCACCCTTCTTAAATCCCTCAAAAGTCTGAAGCATACCCTGGAGGCGGAAAATATCTTGAGTGAGCTTTTCGATGTTCATATGAAGCTTCTTAATGTTCTCTTCGATGTCGACGACGGGCATTTACTCATTTAAAGTTTGTCTCCTTTAAATAAGTAGATCATGACAGTTCTCACTAGAACTGGATATTTAGTGGATGAGGGTCCAATCCAAGAAATTAAAAAAGAACTTACGGTAAGACCTATAGTCAATGGCGATTATGGATTTCCTCCACCGCCTTTCAAAGTTTTCAGACCAACTAAGAATGGAATCTGCATTCCAAGATTCTACGGAACTTCTAAACTTGGGGAGCCTACCGAAGACAAAAGACCCGAACCCACCCACATCCGAACCAAGTTCGAGGGACAGCTTAGAGATGCCACCCACCAAAACGAAGCATTTGCAGCAGCAATTCGGGCAGGCCATGGCATCCTTTCTCTACCATGTGGCTACGGCAAAACGACGGTATCCTTGGCCATAGCGTGTAAGTTGGGGTACAGAACTATGATTGTCGTCCACAAGCAGTTCCTAGCTGATCAATGGAAGGAGCGTATTCAACAATTTTGCCCGGGTGCGACGATTGGTATTGTGCAACAGGACAAGAAGGAGGTCAATTGTGACTTTGTCATCGCGATGCTTCAGTCTCTCTCCCTCAAGGAGTATAACTTCACAGACTTTGAGAGTATTGGAACGCTCATTGTAGATGAGGCACACCACATTTGTGCTAAAGTTTTCAGTCAAAGTCTCTTTAAACTTTGTCCTCGACACATCTATGGTCTCTCTGCAACCCCTGAGAGAAAAGATGGTCTCACGAAGGTTCTTCATTGGTTTATGGGACCCACATTCTTCGCAGTGGAAAGAAAAAATCAAGAGCAAGTGGAGGTGTTTACGATAACGTTCGATTCACCAAATTATAGAAATCCACCACCTTCGATGAGAAATGGGAAGATCTCTATGCCCAACATGATCACAGAGGTTGTGGAGGATCGGAGACGCAACCAAATGTTGGTAAAACTCGTGAAGAAGGCTTCGGCGGGAACGAGACAGCTTCTTGTTCTTAGTGATCGTCGTCAACATTGTGAGATGCTTCACCAATGTTTTCCAAAGACATCAGGTCTCTACATGGGTGGTATGAAGGAGGTGCAACTTCAAGAATCTTCAAAAAAGAAAATCATCTTTGCGACTTTTAGTCAAGCCCACGAAGGTTTGGACATTCCAACACTCGACACAGTCATTTTGGCTTCACCAAAGTCGGACATCACACAAAGTATAGGGCGTATCATGAGAGAGACAAAAGGAAAGAAGAACAACCCTCACATCTATGATATCCACGACCCTTGGTCAATCTTCACGGCGATGTACTATAAACGAATGAAGGTCTACAGACACGGTGGCTTCAAGATACACGGAAAGGTTGCGGAGGAAGACTTCCCTCAGGGAAAATGTCTTTTTTTAAATCTAAACAATAATTAAATGTCTGGTGCATTAATACAACTCGTCTCCAAGGGTGTTCAAGACGTGTATCTCACGAGTGACGAAGGACATTCATTCTTTCGTATGAAGTTTACGCGTCACACGAACTTTTCCCAAGCTCCCAAGTTTATCAAGACTATAAACACCAGTGACACGTCAGTGATTATTCCAGTTTTGGGAGATGTGATCAATGGCCTCTGGTTTGAACCAGCTACCAGTAATGGCAACGAGAACATCGCTTCAAATTTGTTCTACAATTCTACGATCACTCTTTACATAGGTGGGCAGAAAGTTGATTCTCAGCATTTCGACTACTTCAGTGATATATGGCCAAATTACTTGGCTGATACCTACAACAAATCCCAAGAAATCAATAGCAAAGCCACTTTGTCCAACAAGTTCTTTGTACCTCTCCACTTCTTCTTCTGTGATCACAAGGCGTTCTTACCCCTCGTCGCACTTCAAAACCATCAAGTTGAGATACGAATCAACTTTAATGAGGCGAATAACAACATTCTCATAGCTAGTGAAAAGAGTGCAAAGTTGTATGGTAACTATATCTTTTTGGATAAAGAGGAGAGGGAATCTCTCGTGAAGCGTTCGATGGATTTCGTCATTACACAGACACAAAGGATAGAGTTTCCATTGAGTGCTGTCACAGATAATACGACGGAATCTGGGGGACACAATGACCTCGATCTGTCCCCATTTAACCATCCAGTCAAGTCTCTATTTTTTGGCTTTGGTGCTAAAAATACAGGTTACGCCCTAGATCGTTTCACA